AAGTCAAGAGATTTGTAATCCAAATCATAATCAAACTCTTTCATTGGGTCACCTCGTTGAGAACTTTGCCTGCATTTTCCCACATCATCTTGAAGATGGCACTAGAATTTGCCTCAACTTCAACATCAAGAACATTGGAAACACCATCATAAATCATATGCACGTCACCAGGTTTTACACTGAAACAGATACGAGCAGCACCAGACTTGAATGGTTTGTTGTAAAATACCTGAGTATCAACAACAGCAATTCTAGCACACATTGGGTCGATTAGGATGTACGACTGTGCCTTAGATGTGAACTTGGATGATCCTTGCGCGGTCTTCTTAATGTCCCATTGTTTAGAATAAAACAGTGCTTTTTTGCTCTTTTGTGGTAAAAACCCATTTACCTGCGTTTTCACGTCAGTCAGGTGCTCTAGACCATAAAGCGCATCAGGATCGTTGAAATCTTCTTTTGTGTTAGCTTTTAGGGCAACATGTGTCCCTACAGTATCAATGAAACCATACTCGATAGTTTCACCACGGGCAAAACAGTCCATTCCATGCGCCAAAGGGTACTGGAGTGCGACAATCCGTGCCTGATTGCAGAAATTTTGATAAACTTCCGCAGGCACGGAGCGGAGGTCTTGAACCAGTTGAGTGACAGTTTCCATTACAAGTTTTTTTGGTGTTCAATAATGACTTTCATTCCCTGATGACCATGTTCATCAATGAATGGAATAAACTGAGGTTTCATAGAATCTTTCCATGTAATTTCTAGTTCCATTTCTTTCTGTGCTACCACATAATTTCCCTTTGATTTGTCTTTACCAAACCCAGCAGTCCATGACTTTTTCTTAATACGAAGAACAGAATGATGTGCCATGATTAACGACGAATGGTGGAGATAGCAGCATCACCTTGCTCAAAGATGATGTCAACGACTTTCTGAACTTTGGCAGCAGTGTTGATACCAACCTTGCCAAATACGGGGACATTGACAAGTCCAAAGGTCTTGCCTTCACCCAGACGGATAACACGACCCACAGTTTGTGCGATCTCGATGTAATCCATGCCACGCAACATGATGCAGGCAGAGAGACCGTGGACGTTGATTCCTTCAGACAAAATAGAGTGATGCATGACAACAAACTTCTTGTTTGCATCACGACCCCACTCATTCATGGTGTCGAAGAACTTCTCACGGTCAACTTTTACACCATCAATGAACGCTCCATGCTTGGAAGTAATCCACATCACAGAGTAACCTTTCTCATGCATCTTGCCGATGAAAGGAGACTGACTGACAACATTGATGATGTCCTTAGTCTTCTTGGCACAGATAAGAACCTTTTGCATGTTCTCATTGCCGTCGATGGACTCTAGCAGGTGGTCACAATCACGTTCAGGAACGGTTTGACCAATGCCAACATTTTGCATTTCCTGAACAACAACCTTAGGAGGCAAGATGTAACCACCTTCAACCAACTCAGGTGCAGGAACTTGTGCAATCACATTACCATAAACCTCAGCATCATTCATGCCTGGTTTAGCGATAGTGGCAGAATGTTTGGGAGTTGCAGTAAAGAAGAAGGAACGATCTGCCATGGCACTGAAATACTCAACGGCAGGGAAGAAGTTCCTCTTCACACTATTGTGTGCTTCGTCGAAGTAAATAGTGTCTGCAAAAACATTTGCAGATTGTACACGACGCAGCGAATTGTAGGTGGTAAAGATAAGACGTGGTGCATCGTTGTTCTTCTCCCACCAACCACGAATCTCATGGGGTTTGGTAGAAGAATAGTGATGGGTCTCACCACTATGAACGTGCATCACATTTGCATCAGTGATGAACTCAAGAAACTCAGAAGAGAGTTGCTCAGCAAGCATAATGCGAGGAGCAACAACAATAAAGGTGGGATTCTTGCCGTGCAATGCGTTCATCAACATGCGGCAATCTTCAATCATGCAGATAGTCTTACCACCACCCGTAGGGACGATGATCTGACCTTTATCATGCACCAGCATGGCATCCAGAGCACGTTGCTGATGGGGTCGCAGTTGCATTAGGTGTCTTCCCTTGTTGAATACAGTATAACCCCCCAGGAGGGCATCCTGAGGGGTCTGGTGGACGGTTTAGCTTACTGTCACAGGAGCTGGATTGCTTCCGTTTCTCCCTCGATCTGAGGCATTGCCCAGACTTCGATGGGGAGATCCTGAATAGTAATCTCTGGCAGATTCACCATACCAGCAGTGAGTTGAGTTACCTTAACGGTAGCAAATCCAATGTGGTCGTTGAAGATTTCTGCCATAATATCGATGATTTGCTTACGCTCTAACTCGATATCTTGCTCATGCTCTGCATTGCTCATGACAATGACACGGACCATTTCCTGCTTCTTAAATGCAGAGAATGCGTGACGAAGAATATCACCAGCATAACGCCAAGCATACTGTTCCTGGATGACTTTAGACCTCACAGCAACACCATCTACTGATGAGTAGTTGTTAGTTCCAAAGAAAGGATTGCTCTTAATCCATGCAGTCTGTTCCTCCTTGGTGGTGTTAAACACCTTGCAGGACTTGGTGTGACGGTTAAGAATTGCCTTACGGATTTGAGTGATAGTTCCCTTTGCTGCAAACCTAGAAGTGACACCAGTCACATTCAGAAGTTCGTCAACAACAGTATTAGAGAGGGGAAGATCTTCATCCTCGATAACCATCTTGAGGGAATTAACAAAATCCTCCATCTTTGCATTAGTCGTGCCATCGATGGCATTAGCAAACAAACCCATCAATGTCATCACTGAATTGGTGGAAAGTGCATCAAGAATAGCACTTCCAGTCTGCTTACGTCCGTAAATAGCAATAGGGACTTGAGGATAGTTGTTGCTCTTACAGGCAGCAAAAGTATGCCGTCCGTCAAAGAGTTCTTCACCCTCAGGACCAGAATGTACACACAAAGGCCAACGCTTCACAGCCCAACCTTCACTTGTTGATGCTTTCAATGCATCGATATTACCCTTGCTGCGCTCTGTCTTGCGTGGATAATTTGCTTGTGTGGTTTTCAACTTTGCGGGTTTACGAGCACCAAAGCCTTTGAAATCCAACAAAGGATAATCAGGACTGTCAAGATGATCCAGTTCCACCATTTCGGAAACTTCTGTCTTAACAGTGATTGTGATTTTTTTCATGATTTTTAGAATAAAGTACGATTGCTCATCACGAGGATTGAGACATCTGACCAGTGAACTGATCAATGACCAGTGAACTGATCATGTGGTTATTATAGCAGGGTTGATCCGAGACTGTCAACAGGGTAGACCGATAAAGGTTCCTTATGGGTCTCTGAGTAATCCTTAAGATACTCTGACCAACCTTAGCAAAGGTATTCTAGTGGAATATTATTCCCCTGTCAAGTCATCACCAAATTCTTCGTAATCCTTTAATCTTTGTTCATATTCTTCAACGGGAACCATTTTCCCATTTGGCAATCTTTTGATGTAGTAAGGAGTTTCCTCATTGAATGTTGCCTCTGCACCATTAGCTAACCATTCTTTGAATAGTGAATCATCTGTGCCCCATTTACCCACGGGACATGTTTCATAACTCATTACTGCCTTCGCTCTCAAATAGCAACCACACTTAGTGCATCTCTCTTGTGATGCATCAAAGAACTCACATGCTTTACATATCTCAAGTCTTGCAAATTGAGTTTCTCTGGGTGCTAATAGTCTATTACCTTGAACCGCACGAGATACTAATTCGTGGAAAGATGATCCGAAGTTTTTAACCTGTTCACCTAAAGATGGATATTGTTGATTTTCTTCAGTCATAATCAAGAGGATAGTTTCAAATAATATGTATCTAAGATATTGATACGGTCTGGCACAACATTGAAAGCGAGAGTTATTCTATCTCCATCACCACTCTCTTCCACACTATGCGTCAAATAACTGGGGAAGAGAACTACATCACCTGCTTTTACATTCTTTAGATCAATATATCCTGAGTTGTAGTCTGTCGTTCTACCTGGACCATCATGTGCAAGGAAGAAAGTATCACCACGCTCTGGTCTCCAAAATGTGGTTGCAGGAGCATTTTCTGGCATTTGAAGATATACAACACCAGAGATTACTGAGTTACCATGATTATGTTTGTATTGCCATCCTCCCTTCTTCATTATATTTCCCCACAAACCAATGATGTTCCAATTAAGGGAATCATCACCCATTAATTGGAATCCAAAGTCACGAATGTGTGGAGATAACTTCTCATATAAGTTATCAATCTCTGGACCTTGAAGCGAGTCTACCGCACCAGTATGTGTTAAATCTTTTGAACTTTGATTAGGTAGTAATTGATCACAATTTTCTACCTGTTCGATTAACTTATTACGTTCTTCTTCCGTAAGCACACCACCGACAAACCCAACGGGTGTCGGAAACAAATTAAAAATGTTCATAATACAGTTTGGTTCCGCAAGTAACGTCTTAATTCTCTGAATGTTCATAATAAAGGTTGACGTAAAAATATTTAGGGAACGTTATCGAGATACTTAATTACCACAATACCTTGAGTTGCGTTAATTGGACTTCCATGATTCTGTCCACCAGGTCTTCTTCCTCTACCATATTGTCCTGGACCCATAGCACCTTGCGTGACAGATACACCGCAATCAGGACCATTACAGTTTCCAGATTCACCAGCGGCACCACCTCCACCAGAACCAAAGTATTCATTAGATCCACTGATTCTCACGTTAATTTGTAATCCAGCACCACCTGTTCCACCTGTTGCATTATATGGACCAGTGCTGCAATCATTATCACCACCACCAGGATATGCCTTCCAGCATACACCACCACTTCGTGAACCACCTCCACCATTAGCAGAGGCACCACCACCTCCACCATAAGCTTCAGGTCCATGAACCTGAATAGAGTTACCACCAGGACCCCTGGCAGGATATACAGTGTTACTTACTTCATTTCCAGACTCATTACCAGTACCATCATAAACAATGATGTTACCACCCTTAGAACTAGAAGATGTTGCACCAGAAGCACTCAAACTAAAGGTAGTTCCATCAACGTGAGAGATAGAAGATGTACCATTATTAGAACCAACGCTAACATTATATCTTCCACCAGTTAGTGTAAGAAGTTGACGATATTCGACACGTCCACCTCCACCACCACGTCCACCATCAACACTCTGACTACCACCACCAACTACAAGTAGGTCAACACGTTGAGTCTTAGCGATCGACATTTCTGTTGATCCGACACTGGTAAACTCCCAAACTTGTTGAGTGCCAGCGAATCCGACTGTTGCGTTTGCAGATGTTGTGAATCCAAATGTAGGTTCTGGAAGAATACCTGTAACAATACCTGCTATGAATCCAGATAAACCATAGGCACCCGTGATTGCATAACCAGGTTGTCCACCACTACCAGGACCAAGACCTCCAGCTTGAGGTGCAAGTCCCTCATAAGAACCACTACCAAATGCAGTAATTTGTGCAAAACTACCAGCGGCATAACTAACTGCTGTTTGATATATTTCATAAGTCTCATATGGATCTACAGATACTGTTGGAACAAAAATAGTGCCATTGTAACCAAAACCAGTTCCTGAAGAGACTACACTACTATCAGATGTTTTTCTAATTTGAGTAACTTGATATAGAGAACCAGGTGTACTACCACCCCAAAAATAATTTACTGTAGCCCCAATTTGTGTATATCCAGTGATACCACTTTCAACAACACCTTGTCTAATATCATTCTCTCTTTGAGTTGAGAATGTGTAGGATATTGGTCCAGAAAGATAAGTGCCAGCGGTGGTTCCAATACCTGTCGCAGCTGCAAATTTACCCATCTCTCCTGCTTGACCGTAATCACCACCCGCTCCACCTGCTCCACCTGGAGTTCCTGGACCACCACCATAACTATCAGTCAAACCAGGTTCGCTTGGTTCACTTCCCTCCCTAGAACCTGATGGATAATCTCCACCTGTTGCTTTACCACCAGCACCACCCAGTCCACGAATACCACCATCAGATGTTTTATAGTTGGGAGTTTGACACTCACAAAGGTCCTGAAAAGGAGCCCATGTATAACACCTAGCAAGGAAAGAACCCGAACCAAATCTACCACAGTTTGCATTGCCGCAACCTTTACCACATAAAAATTGATTAACACTATATCCACTCTGATACAGAACTCCAGTACCATTTAATCCATCTTCTCCTGCTCCACCACCTCCACCACCTGCTTTAATCGCACCAGTTTCACTAACAGCAATTAGAGCAGCAATACCTAAATTATTGATAATGTCTAGAGCGGCACCACCATCTCTGCCAGGGTCTGCAGTTCTATCTGGAGATCCATCCTCTCCTGCTCCACCACCAGTTCCACCACACCCTAAAACCTGACCATCAACAAAGATTCTAAGATTATTATATCCACCAGAGATACTTAAAGCGGCAACATTAGTATCATCTGATGAGATAGTACAATTTGTTGTAATAGCAACTGTCTTCCGAATATTGTTAGTTTGTTCTGCTCCAAACGCTAAGTTTGCAAGGTCAACTTTTTGACCAGAACCACTAATCTCTAGTTTTAATTCTCTTACAGCACCAATGAGATCCAAAGGTCCCATTGTTCCTGTTGATTTGATTCCAGCATTGTAAGTTGTTACACCAATAATAGGATCATATGGGTCAGATCCTACACCGACAGTATAATCTAAGAAGCAAGATCCAAAAGAAACTGGTTGGTTTGGTTCAAAGAACCCCAGTGTCTTCATATCACGGAAGGAGAATCCACCAGCAGTAGATACTCCCGTGAAAAGTTGGTTGACGATAGGAGTGATATTAAGTGCCATCTTTAGACGTTAGCCCATGAAGAACCGTTAAAGTATCGAACTTTTCCTAAGGTGCTGTTATAAAGAATCGCTCCTTCAATTTCATATTGCGAATCAAGAGCATTTTCTTCCGTGGTTGTGAACACTGGAAGAATCAAAGGTCTCTTTGCATATTGCATGTCAAGAGCACTTCTCGCAACTGTTGTACCAATACCAACATTTGCGCTTTGTGATCCATCTGAACCAGCACCAGGACCAGGGAACACAGTATCATTGTAGATAGAGTTAGTATCTACAATGCTGTTATCGTAGATACTGGTTCCAATAAATGTATTTTGTCTAACTAAAGCTGTACCACCTAATAAATCAAACTTACCAAGTGGAATACTTGTTCCGATGCCAACACTTCCATCAAAAACAGCATTTCCGACAACATCTAGAGGTTGATTTGCATTATCTGAGGAACCAACTTTTAGATTAGAGGTTGCCTCAAGGGTGTTAATCTTTGCATCATTGAATGTGGATACACCCGCAGTAAAGTTAATAGCACCAGAAGTGATTACCGCAGAGTTAATAAGCAATCCACCAACATTTAGAGTAGTTGGTGTCAGAGTTCCCTGAACTGAAGCATTTCCAGTAACATCTAAAGCAACTCCACCTGCAGGTGTAGCAGCTCCAATTACTAATTGATCTAAGATAGCAACATCACCCTCAAAGGTTGAGATGCCAGAACTTGTCAACTGGAATGGTTTTAATGAAGACGAAGATGATGCGATACTGGTAACAACCATCTCTGGATCATCTGTGGTTCCAGCAGCAACTCTTGCTTGAGATGCCAAACCATCTAGGGCACCAATAAATTTGGTTCCTGTTACAATTCCACCAGCATCCGCTTGGAAAGCAACACCAACCGAAAGACTACTGGTAGCAGTAACAAATCCAGTGATAGATGCAGACGCTCCAACAATACTACCAACCTCAATATCAGGTGTGTCTTGTATTCCTGATGCACTGGTTGCTGTAGTGGCAAAGGCAGCAGTTCCATCTAAATCACCTGAAAAGGTGAAAGCGGTCATTACACCAGATGGACCATCTACTCTAATACGATTACCAATCTGTAAGGTTGATAGAGGATTAGTCGTCGCAATACCAACATTGCCTTGTGCATAAATGCTAGTAAATCCAAGTCCTACATCAACATCAAGCCACTGAGATGTTGGGAGGTTAAGTAATGATCCACCATCACCATAGTATGTGACAGCAGTTACACTACCAGCGGCACTAATTGTTACACCAGTTGTACCAACACCGACCTGGAATGTTGCCTCAGGAACAGAAGTTCCAATACCAACAGAGTTACCAAGACCAACGGTAAACCCATCAGCAATCGTAGTAACTCCGCTAATATTAACCGAGGTAACATCAAGATTACCAGAGATAAGTGTGTTACCTCTTACATCTAATGTATCTCTTGGAAGGGTTGAACCAATACCAACGAAACCATTAGACGATACAATATCATCTGTATCAACCTGAATACCGTCTCTAAAATTAACAACGGTCTTAAAATTACTAGGCATCGTCTACACAGACCTTTTTATCTATTTATTGTTGTGGTTCCTGTGGTGGTTGCTGTGGGGGATAGGGATATGGATATGGTGGATAAGGATATGGATATTGTGGCATTTGCATTTGCATGGGATTCTTAGGTGCATTAGGACTTCCCATTTCAATAGCTTCCACTCTGCCAATCAAGTCTTTGATAGCTTCAATCATAACAGGAGTCAGACCCTCATAACGAACCTTTTTAACACCATTCTTATCTTCAACAACAAGTTCGGGGAATTCTTTCTCAACTTCTTGTGCGATTACACCATAATCAATCTGCCCTTCTTTATTCTTACCTGCTTTCTCATTCCAAACAAACATGTTACCACTCAGAGTCTTCATCTTCTGATCTGGTTTAGCAATCTGTTGAATTCTATCTTTCAGATTCTTATCAGATGGGAAGAAAGCAGTGATGTTTCCAGTTACATATAAATCACCATCAACAGATAGATCTGTTGTAACACCAACAGATGAACCCATACCAGCACCAACAAGGAACTGACCGCTAGCAACATCAACTTTATTGGATGCATCTACAGCAATGCGAACATTACCAAATGTTGGAGTGATACCCAAAGCTGCAGTTGGATCAACCGTGAATCCTCCTGCAAGAGTAAGATTGCCGTTGATAGTTACATCACCATCATTGGTAACTTCACCACCAAATCTTACTGGACCATCAAAGTTGCTGAGGATGTTGTTGTTCTCACCACCTTCAACAGAAATGCTGTTAGTAACAACAACTTCTTCAAATCTTTCACTAGTCGTTGAACCTTCCGCTCCAGTTACAGTTGGAACAGGAACATTAAATGTCTCTTCTTGTCCAGTGAAGGAGTTAATCTTCTTGTTACCAATGTAGAAGTCACCATCGTTGTTAAGACCAGTGTAAACAACAATACCACCACCTCTATCTTGTGCCTGTGATAGATATTCTTCCAGATCAGAGAGAGTTCTTGTCTGAACTTGTGGCAGACCTGTTGAGTAGTTACCAGGACCATAACCAAGATATTCAAAGGTATGACCAGATGCTCTCAGAATAGAGTTTCTTCTCAGTTCTACGGGTAGTGGTTGAATTTTACTAATTCTTGCACCAGCAGGATGAGAAACAGCTCTCGTACCGAACATAGCACGAACAACCGTAATCTCGTCACTACTTACACCACCAAGAGAGGAACTTACGACTCTCATGATCTCACGACCTACCTGAACATAATCACCAAGAGCGAATCTTCTGGTCGTCGAGTTATTAACATTAGGGAGTTTAATCGCTGTTGCAACGTTGGTCAGTTCATTTACAATTTGATCATGAATACCAGCATAGATTGCGAAGAATCTACCACCATTTTCCTCAGTGATTGAGGTGTCCTGGTCATTAGCTTCTAAAGCATGTCTGTAGACATAGTATGGGGAAGTTACTTCATCCGTAGTAACTGCACTAAAGGTATGAATACCAACTCTTTCACGAACAGTGAACTCACCTAATCTACCATCACTTTGGTTAAGTAATTCGAATTTATTACCAACAGCCAAGTCATGTGGATTAGCACAGACAAAGGTAGTAATACCACTCGGTGCATCATATTGAGAACTAGAGATGGTAACAGCAACACCAACATTGTAGACAAAACTATTAGGTAGAATCTCTGGATCAGTTGCTGTCTTAGCAAGAGCAATCTGTACATTACCGTTAACCTCAGCAATTCTATAGTGCTTGCTAGCGGTAGATCCAACACCAGTTACCTGAACTACATCACCATCATTAACTGCCAGTGTTGTTGTTCCAATGCCAACATCACCACCAATACTTTCAATATCAAGTGTAGTGATACCAGAAGTATATCCTGAACCAGGGTTGATGATATCAACAGCAGCAACCACACCACCAGATACAAATACTTTAGCAGTAGCACCCTGCCATACAGCAGTGCCACCATTAAACAGTTTTACATTATAATATGTGCCATCAGCGTAGGATGTAGTGTTATCTGTAATGGTGTTAATACCAAGAACACCATTGTATCCATGCCTTCTATCAAAGGTGAGTGTGGCAATACCAGCAGTGGAAGAAACTGTGCTAACCTCTTTACCAATCTTGGTTTTCTTGAAGAGATTATCAATCGTGTTTCTAGAAATACTCTTCTCCTGCTCGTTTGTTACAACTTCACCAACTGGTGCTCTCTTTGCATAAGAGGTAGCAGCAGGAGGGTTAGAGTGTGCGTTATCTCTATCAAACTGAGGATAGTAATCCTCCACATTTGGTTTATACTTTTGTGCAGTGAATTCAACTTCAGGTGCATAATCAGCGTCTAAAAGTTCAAGCAGATATTGTCCATCAGACTTATCCCTTTCATAAGTCGAGACAACTGTGCTTCTGTAGATGAAGAAGTTGGACTGCAAATCATTTCTCTCAAATCTTGGAAGAGAGAGGTTACGATCACCAGTTGTGTCAGTAAATGTGCCAGGGTTATGAACAACACCATCAGTGTCAGTAACATTAGTGGTAAATGTCATGTCATCACTGATACCAGCAACGGCAAACTTACCATTGTATCCACTGTTAGCAGCACCGACAGTGTTTGTATCACTCTTAATATTAGTGAGGATAACCTTATCACCAACATCTAGTCCATGAGGAAGATCCGTTCTGATTGTTACTGTGCTACCCGATGCAGAGCATGTGGAAATGAAACTGTGATTTCTATCATAGAGAACATCTGCTCTCTGCAATGATGTGGCAGTAGCGTAATCTGTCTGTGCAAATCCAGTCTGAGAGGAGAATTGAAGAACATATCCCTGTCTAGGATCTCTAGCATCTTGAGATTCTTTAGGGATAACATAATTGACACGATAGATCTTAGAGTCAAGACCTCTAGTGTCATCTGATCTCTTAACATATGTTCGAGGAGTTACAGCATCAGTAAATGTAGAGAGACCAACGTAGATGTCATTATTAGTATTAACGTGAACAAACCAGTTGTTTGATTCAGTATCATATTGAATTGGGTGACCAATAGCACCAGCAATTTTATCACTAACTCTACTGCGAATAACCAAAGCTGCTCCACCATAAATGGTGATTTCATTATCATTCAGAGCATCAGAGAAAGAAGCAGCAACTTTAATCTCAGTAGCAGAAACTCTGATGGCATAGTATGTTCTATGTGGTTCTATTCCTTCTGGAAGGTCACCAGTTTGACTAATGATTCTGATAGATTCACCAGTTACTAAACCAATATCACTTGCGATTGTCAGTTCATTATCAGTTGGTCCAGAAGTAACATCTGCTTCTTTAATACCAGACTTAGATCCATAAGCGACAGTTGCTCCTACACCCACAGAATTAGTAGGCATCTGAATTGTAGCAGTCAGAGTACCAATTCCTGTTGAACCTGGAAGGAATAAGGTCTCACCATGTCTGCCACCAATCTTAAATCCCTGTGTCAGATATGTGGGAAGAATATCCTGGTCAGACTGACCAGAGAGATACAAATGACTAGAGATGCCAGCATTTAGAGTCTTGTTGACATCAATTTGAAGCCAACTTACTTGCTTCTCTCTTGCATTAATTTCTTTTGGAGTAATGATATTGGTGATGAATCCTTGATCATCACGATTAAATGCTGCTGCCTTGAATCCATCAGCAACCAGAGCAATCTGACCGAAGTTAGAGTTGGAGTTGGTGATAGATGCGTCAGCACCACTTAATGCTTCGAAGTGCTTATTGAAACCAATAGCGAACACCGAAACGATCTGGAATACAGCATCGTTGCTCAACTTAACGTGGGTAGTTTCCCATCCACTTCTATAGACAGCATCAGAGTCTAAGTGATAAACAGTGGCACTGTTAGTAGAACTAGATCCACCAGACAAATCACCACCAGTTACTTTAGTGTATACAATACCATCATATAATCTAGATAGTTCGTTATATTTTACAAAAGCTCTATCATCTTTCTGCAGAGAGATTGCAGTGAACTGTGCCAAAACGATAGATCTGAAACCAGTACACTTACCACCATCACCATGAAGACCCTGCATACCCCAAACGGATCTGAGTGATACGTTAAAGATGTATGGGGAAGCACCACTAACTGTATCAGACTCAATGGTTACAGTAGCATTGGAAGAGTCTGGAGTTGCAATCAAGTTCTGTGGGAAACTTGGCAACTGATATGTAAATGAAGTGTCACTAATTACAGATGTGACAAATGCAGAGATGTTATAATTGGATACATTAACACCACGAATTTTGACTGGAGTTCCTGTAGTGAATCCGTGTGGGTTTTGTGTTGTTACTGTTACTTGTGCTGTGGGTGTTGCACCATCACCAGCAAACATCGATGTAACAACGGCAGCGTCTACACCAAGAGCACCAACGATTTCATATTCTGCTCTTTGCTTATCAAAATCACCTTGCTCATTTGGCCATTGGAATGAAACAGGACGACCAGATGATGCCTGGAAAGCATGAGTCAGCTTGTAATAATACATGCTGAGGTCAGTCAAACCACTGTATCCTGCTACATCATTTACACCATCAGCAAACTCAAAGGCAGAGAGTTTGTGGTGAGAGAAGGTAGGGAGTGATCTATTAGTAGTATCAAATGTTGCAGGGTCGGTGTAAACCAACTCATTATCTTGACCATCAAGGAAGGTGAACTGCCAGAAATAGCAACCACCAGTGATTCTCAGAATAGCAGACTGACCTACGTTGCTATCAGTTGGGTTGGGAACATACTTAGGTCTGATTCTGGTCTTTCTCAAATCCATACCAACGATGGATGTACCTCTAGGTACAATGCAACCACCGTTGACACTGTTAAACTTATAAAGAATATTATCTTCTTGAGTTAAATCAAAGTTGGATGTAAGTGTAAGATTGAGAGTCGATGTAGCGTCTGTTTCTGATCCAGCAGGGCTAACTACTTTACCAATACCACCTACATTTCTGATTGCAAATCCTGGTCTATTATCAATAATATGATCACCAGGATATAACAGGATAGTTGTTCTGTTAAAGAGGTCGTTGTCCTTTCCTCTTACATATGAAAATCTAGCAGACTCAAGGAGTGCCCTTTGAATAGTCTTAAAAGGTTGTGTCAGAGAGTTACCCTGATTTTCAATACTGTCAGTAGCATCAAGATCATTAGGATTTACATAAAGGATTCTTCCCTGTGTGTTCTTAATGAAATTATCTAACTTACTAAGAGGCATCTTCTTGCATCATAGACATTGTTCTGACCTATTTAGACAATAAATAGAGCTGCCTTACTGTATTTCCATGGCTCAGACACCTGTTAAAAAGGATGAAAAAGCCAAAAAGGAAAGGTTTGATTGGGCAGATGATGGTCTGTCCGCTTTGGTGCGTGTCGTTATTCTATCTTGGTCAGCAGCAATTCTTACACTTAATTATGTAACTATTCCTGGCTTGCAACAGAAACAAATTGATCCCACTTTCATTGCCTCCGTTTTTACTGGAACTTTAGCGACTTTTGGGGTTCAGACAGCATCTAAGAAAAAAGATGAAAAAGAATCCAAACCAGAGGAGAAAAAAGATGCAAAAGTTGATTAATGCTCTCGCAGTATTGTCTTTTTTAGGCACTGCTGGTATAATCGGGGGAGGGGTATATGTGTATCTTACAAAGGATGCACTAATTGATTCGGCAAAGAAACAAGTTACTGAAGCTGCAACTGAAGCAATTACAGAAGCACTGCCAGGTATGCTTGATGCTGCTATTCCTGCATTACCTAGTGCTACTGGTGGTGCTATTCCTAATACTCCAAGCACATCTGGATCTGCTATTCCAAGTTTATGAAAAAGTTTTTATTTGGACTCCTGGGCATCAGTATCGTAAACACTGCTGCCTTAGGAGTTGTGGCTCTCTCTTCTAACGCTTCTGAAGAGAAAATTACTAAAGGATTCTACAGCATGGATGCTATGGGTTGTATGCTCGTTAGAGAATGCACCAAAGATGTTCGACAAATTAAAAGCATCAAGGATATTAAGTCTGAGTATCCAGATTCTGATTATTCTGCTATTAGTGAAGAGTTTGATGCAATGCTACGCTCCCTTGATAAGATCGGAGTTAAAGTTTTTTTAGGAGCAGAGAGGTATTTCCCTGTGGATCACCGCGGTGTCTATCATACCGTAGGGAATAACTTCTTCCTGAATGATGGATTCATGCATCGGCAGAGTGTTTTAATGGCAGTCATGCGTCATGAAGGATGGCACGCTGCACAAGATTGCATGGCAGGTTCTATCAAGAATAACCTGCTTGCAATTATTAGGAACGAAGAAGATGTTCCTATGATTTGGAAAGAGTTAGTCAAGAGAACTTACCCTGCTCATGCACAACCCTGGGAAGCAGAAGCAACCTGGGCTGGTCGCACTGAAGGCATGACACAAAAAGCACTTGAATCTTGTGCTCGTGGCACAATGTGGACTGATTATGAACCAACTCCCATGACTCGTGAGTGGTTAAAAGAAAATGGATTTATCGATTGATGAGATAAACATCAGGCAACAGCAAATACCAAATGTGGAGGTGTGGAGTATAGGTCTCCCACCTCCTATCATTCCGCCTGTTCCAAAAGTAACACAACAAATTGGTGTTCCTATCATCCAAATGCCTGGATGTGTAGAGACACACAAAGACGGACAACGTAATAAGAATCTAGCAGAAGATGATCCCAACGGTATCGTCACTCATTGTGACGCTGGGATGCCAACATATGATGCTATGGATTACACTCCAGAGCAATTAGTTATCACTCAGAGCGCACCTGTAGAGCCTGTAAAAACAGAACAACCACCAACGGAAACCCAACCACCGCCAGAGGTGCCATCACCAAAGATACCACCAGTTCCCAAATCGGAAAATAAAACTGAGGAGCAGGTATGTCAGTGGTATAAAGAACTGTTAGCAAGTGATCCACGATGTATAGAACCAACGTTTACCGAAAAATATTTACCACCTCTTGACCTTGTAACCACAACTGCATCCATTGCATTTGTTGCAACAAGTTCTGCTATCTTTGCTAAACCGATTGCAGATCTTCTGCTCAAAGTAGTTAAACCCACTATCAAAAAGATTATGAAAAAGATTACTACTTTGCGGAAGAAGAAGGTCGTGCGGGAGTCTGTAAAGGACCGCCGAGATCAGCAGCGGATCCGCTCACACGCTGTGAGGAAGCTGAAGGGGTTGGAATAGTGTGTCTATGTGGTGGAATAACTCCTGGAGGATTTTTCAACATCACGTCTGCACATATTCTATAGAAAGGACTCCGTGGATGGAACACAATACCTTTTTGTGCCAACTCACCACACTTAGTTAATCTTGTAAGTTCAAACTCTAATCTACGATTAGCAAGGATTTGGTCTCTTAGAGCGTTATGTTTTGCTGCTGCTTTTCGGCAGAGTTCTTGTGCCTCTTTATCTAATGGTTTTGACCATGTGGCAGAAACACCAATGGATAGATTATAAGTATCTTTCTGTGCGGTTCTAGTAGGAACGTGATATAAAATATCTCCTGGATTATCCATCAATCCATCTTCATCCAAGTCACTCATATCATAGACTGGATCCATATAATATGGTTCAAATGGTTTCTGGAAAGAACTACTTCCAGTTATAAATGGTGTGACGTTCAGTGTGCTTCCTTGACACGAAATACCATCACCATACTGATTGGTGATATAAGGACCTTGGAGGACCTGGATTGCTTGGTTGGTGACTGAGCCTGAGCTATTTGCGATCGGACTTGCCGTTGCACTTACACCCCCGACAGTCTCTGCATTTACAGGGGCACTGACACCCGCACTCAGGACAAGTAGTAGACATAGTTTCCTCTTTATTGCATGAAAATACTTGTTGTATCCGTCACCGATTGAATTTCCGTCGTTCTTTGAATAATCGTTTGATTGCTCATGCCAGGTCCCTGATACGTTTCTGTGAACTGAAACGCTGCTCCTGGTGTTGTTATTGACCAACTCGGTCTGCTTTGCAGATTTAATCCATTCCATGTCGAAGTCACGCCGTTTAATGAATTAGTGGATGATGTAGTAGAACTCGGAGAAAGACCACTTGATGGAGTTACATTAGTTCCCGTTACAGTATACTGATAACCAGTATTATAATCGATAGAATTAATAGTTTCTGTAACTTTACTCGTTGTCTCCGTGTGAGTCGTCATACTCCCCTGTGTGAAGTTTGGCACAACGGGGACTGCCAGGGCAGTGACAGTTGTACTCAGGATTACTCCCACACTCGTCGCAATATACCAAATTGTCCTTCCAGAATTCATAATGATCTCCTTGGATCACTTGATCAGAAGCTCACTTACGAATTGCCCTGTTGCAGATGTACCAGCTCCACCAGCGGTCAAGGTCATAGCACCAGCAGAAGTAATCGTACCTGCCAGATTACCAGCAGTACCAGCAGCATTGCTAGTCATTGAACCGAAGTTTGCTACATCACCTACAGAAACTGCAGAAGTTGGAACTGCATCTGCTTGTGTGTAAGAAGCAGAATAGGAGAAAGCATTACCAGAGGTAACCTGAGTAGCAGCAATGTTACCAGGACTCATAACACCACTGGTGATTGTACCAGTTGAGATGGTGTTAGCGGTTGTGCCATCTGTGGTTGCCACACCAGAACCTGATATCTGGTATGATGATCCAATCCTGGTTGCTTGAGTAGCAGCAGAGTTGACAGTTAATTGTACACTGGAGCTCAATTTATGTGTAAGATCGGCATGTGCGGGTGCCGCCATCAAAATCATACCAAAAAGCAATGCTAGCTTTTTCATATCGTAGATAGAACTATCACGGCTATTTAGCAAAAATAGGACGAGAGGGACTTGAACCCTCACGATCGTAGTGATCAACAGATTTTAAGTCTGGTGTGTCTACCAATTCCACCACCGTCCCATATCGGAGTGACAGGATTCGAACCTGCGACCCCCCGCTCCCAAAGCGGATGCGCTACCAAACTGCGCTACACTCCGTAATCTAAGTATTCCTCATATGGAACAAGGCACATTGTTTTGTTGTTGTGTTCAAACATGAAAGTGATGTTTTCACGATG